ATGGGCAATGATGAGAGCCGCACCTATGTTAAGTTCGCAGATGACACCACAACAAATACAGGTCTAACACTTCCACAACACTTAAACGAGTTCATTACAACAACAATTGGCGCACGCCCATCAGTTGATGCAATTTCTCGCGGTGTGCTACCAGCATCAGGAATGTCATTTACAATTCCTAAATTAACAACTGCTCCAACAATTGATGGCAACTCAACTGAGGGTGAAGCACTTGGTGGAACTGAAATGGCTTCTGGATACATCACAGTTGATGTTAAGAAAGCTGCTGGACTACAAAACATTTCTTGGGAATTGATCGATCGATCATCACCAGTTTTCTATGATGAGTTAATTCGTCAATTAAACAACGCTTATGCAAAAGCAACTGACACAGCTGTATTTACTCAAATGTTCACAGATGGAACAGTTGGAACTGCAACCACAGCTGATGCTGATGGCTTACAGGCTTACATTGCAACTGAGGCTGCTGCTGCTTATGCTGCAACTGGCGGATTTGCAACCAACTTGATCACAAACAGCTCATGGTGGTCAGTAATGCTTGCTGCACAAGACACAACAAAGCGTCCAATCTACGCTGCTGCTAATCCAAGCAACAATGCAGGTATCGCTTCACCTTCATCAGTAGTTGGATCGGTATTAGGCACAAACTTATATGTTGATCCATTTATCGGTTCAGGAACAGCTGATGACACAATGCTTTTGGTAAATCCAGATGCAATCACATTCTACGAGGCTCCAAAGACAACTCTACAAGTTCAAGCGTTCGCAAATGGTCGCTTGCAAGTAGCCGTCTATGGATATTATGCAATTGCAACTAAGGTTGCTGGCGGAATTCGTAGATTCAACAAGGCTTAATTGACCTTAATGCCTACTAGTGCTCCCGCTGGTAGGCAGCTATAAATGGGAGTCAAAGAGAGGAATTTATGCCAACAATAATCACCGCGACTCAGTTGCGTTCCGTATTGGGTGTGAGTTCCTCTCTTTATGATGACACTTACTTAAACCAAATTATTGATACCGCAGAAACAGTCATTCTGCCAATGCTAGTTACATTCAAAGCACCCATCCAAAAAGTAGAGCTGACAAATAATGTCGCCACTTTCACTACACTAGGAATACATGAATTCACCGAAGGACAATCAGTCGTCATCACAGGATGCGGAACACCTTACAACGGAACAAGAGTTGTGTTGGCAGATAATCTTGGCCAATATACCTTTTCACAATCGATCACTAATGCCAATCTACTCGAGGCTAATGTCATCCCATCCGGAATTGCTACCCTTTCTGGCGGATCAACTTATGTTGGAAATGCAGCTGTTCAATCAGCCGTCTATACAGTTTCAGTCGAAGTTTTCCAAGCAAGACTTGCAGGCGGAGGACAAATCGAAGGAGTAGATTTTACTTCAACACCATTTAGAATGGGTCGATCATTATTTAACAAATGCGTTGGTTTGCTTGGCCCTTATATTGATGTTGAAACGATGGCTCAATAAATGCCAGCATCAACAATTCTTTCGCAAGTTAGACAACCATTAGCCACAGCTTTAGCAAGTGTTGCAGGAAATGTCTATGCCTATGTTCCAGAGTCTGTAATTCCTCCAGCTGTGGTGTGCGTTCCAGATTCACCTTACATTGAATTGGAAACAATTAACAAATCAACTATTCACGCAAAACTTAATTTTACAATCTCAGTTGCCGTTGCTTACAATAGCAATCCTGCTTCATTAGATAACATCGAGCAACTAATCATGAGCGTTCTGGCAGTTATCCCAACAGGATATGTTGTCAGTTCAGTAGAAAGACCTACTGTTACACAAGTTGGAGCAAGCACTCTGTTAATTGCAGATGTTCGAGTTTCTACCTACTACACACAAACCGCATAAGGAGAAATCATGGCAACCACAGTAATAACCGGTCGCGATATTTCGTTGTCTTTCACAGGTGGAACAGACATCGAAGCACAAGCGACTAGCGCAGTATTAACAAAAATGAATGAGCGTCAAGAATACGAAACCCTTGATGGCACAGCTTACAAAACTGTAAGAACCACAGGAACATTTGCTTTATCTATGTTAGCCGATTGGGGCAAGACAAGTTCTGTTTGTGAGGCTCTATGGGCAGCAGCAGAAAGCGCACCTGATACAGATATTTCAATCACACTTACAACTGCAACTGGAGCGCAATTTGTGTTCCCAATCAAGCCTGAATTTCCATCAGCTGGTGGATCAGGAATTGATGCACAAACTGTTGATTTCAGTTTCACAGTTACAGGTGGAACAGTTGTAGAAACATTTAGTTAAAAAATAGAAACGGGAGCAAAATGAAACTACAAATAAATATCGAATACAACTCAGGCGAGCAAGCAACATATACAGCCCAACCGCCTGAGTTTGCGAAATGGGAAAAGGCTTCTGGCAATATCATTAGTCAGGCATCCGAAAAGATCGGAATGTGGGATCTAATGTTTTTAGCATATAACGCTCACAAGCGCGAAGCTGCTGGAAAACCAGTTAAACCTTTTGAAGTATGGATGGAAACTATTGCTGACATTCAAGTCGGTGATGCAAACCCAAAAGCCATCCAGTCGGAAGCCTAAGCAGACTATTGGTTCAGTTGGCAATTGCCACACAGATTCCAATGAGTGAATGGGTTGATGGCGAGGATATTTTAACGGCATTAGAGATATTGGAGGAGCGGTATGGCAACTAGCACCGAACCTTTAATAGTTTATGATAAAAAAGAACTAATGCAATTTGCTAAAGTCATGAGAAATATGAGTGATATTGCCGTTGAGGAAACTAGACGCAGAGTTGGCGAACTGGCTCAAAGAGAATTAAATGAAATTAGACAAATAGCATCATCGCGTGGCAAAGTTGCAAACCGAGTTGCGCAAGGTGGCAAAGTTAAGAAGTCATCATTACTTGGCGAGATTTCTTTTGGATTTGCTTCCCAAAAATTTTCAGGTGGAGCAACAACTCAATTCAATACTCGTAATGATCCTAAAGGAAGCCGAACAGGTATTGGCGCAGCATCAGAATTTGGATCAGGCAAATACCCACAATTCCCTAGATGGTCAGGGCCAATGCCAAAAGGGCCGGGTTCAAGAGGTTGGTTTATTTATCCAACGATTAGACATTTACAACCAATAATTATTAAAGAGTTTGAGGATATAATTTTGGCAATTAGAAAAGAGTTCAATGATGGCCAGTAGAACCTTAACGCTCGCTTTAGCTGCTGATATTGATAATCTTAAAAAGGGTTTAGATGATGCTGAAAAGGTAGTTAATAAATCAGCGGACAATATAGCTGACTTTGGAAAGAAAGCAGCCGTCGCATTTGCGGTCGCTGGAGCAGCCGTTACAGCATTTGCGGTGTCATCCATAAAAGCAGCAGCTGAGGATGAAAAAGGTCGTAAGTCTTTAGAACAAACCATAAGGTCAAACACTCAAGCAACCGATGAGCAGATAAGATCTATTGATAATTATATTTCAAAACAATCAATTGCTACTGCTACAACCGATGATGTTTTAAGACCAGCCTTTGCTCGACTTATTAGATCAACTCAAGATGTTAAAAAAGCACAGGATTTGCTTTCATTATCACAAGAAATTGCAACTGCTACTGGTAAGCCACTTGAAGTTGTTACTAATGCTTTGGGTAAAAGTTTTGATGGGCAGAATGCCGCTCTTGGCAAATTAGGTTTAGGTATTGATGCTGCTACTCTTAAAACTAAATCTCATGATGAAATCATGCAAATTCTTAAAGGAACTTATACAGGATTTATTGACAATGAAGCAACTAACGCTGAATTTAAGTTTAAGCAATTAACTATTGCTCTTGATGAAACTAAAGAAAAAATAGGAACTGCATTACTTCCTATCGTTAAAGAATTAGCAGATTATATGTTGGAAACTGTTGTTCCTAATATCGAGGCTCTTGCTGCCGGATTAACTGGCGATGATAGTGTTAGTGCTGGTATTACGGATGCTACTCAAGGTGCATATGAATTTGGTCAGGAATTAAAAACTACAATTAAATTTATAGTAAGCATTAAAGACGAATTGCTTATATTGGGCGGAATTATTGCAACAGTATTTGTGGCTAACAAAGTGCTTGCATTTGTTGCAGCTATTCAAACATTGATAGGTGCAATGGTAGCCCTTAGAAATGCCGCTGCCGCTGCTGGTGTTGCTACTGCATTTGCGACTGGTGGAGGATCTGTTGCTCTTGCAGGTGCTGCCCTTGCTGGTGCAGCTGCCACTTATGGATTAACCCAGATTGCCCCATCAGGCAGTATGTCAGTTCCTTCATATCCAAAATCTAGCAGCGGATCAAACTTTACTTATGGTGCAGGAAATCCGGGCGTTAATAACATAACCATCAATGCGTTGGATAGTGAGAGCGCAGCTAGAGCCGTTGCTAAGGTGCTCAATGAAAGTGCAGCAAGATCCGTTCCATCATTGAGTGGCACAAGCGTCAAAGGTAACTAATGACTGTCTTTACGCCTGAATGGAAATTGACTGTTGCTGGAACTAATTACACAAACATAGCAATTAGCGATGTTCAACATCAGGCTGGTCGAACTGATATTTATTCTCAGCCATCCCCATCTTATATGCAAATCACTTTGGTCGCTTTATCAGGACAAACCTTGCCATTTGCAATCAATGATAGTTTTTCATTACAAGTCAAAAACAGTTCTGGAACTTATGTCAATCTTTTTGGTGGAGATATTACCGATCTAACTGTTGAGGTTGGTGCATTTGGAAATATAACAAAGGTTGCTAACTACACAATCTTGGCAATGGGATCTTTGGTCAAGTTAGCAAGAGAATTATATTCTGATGCAGTTTCCCAAGATGAAGATGGCAATCAAATATACGCTTTATTGTCTAGCGTATTACTTGGTGCTTGGAATGATGTGCCAGCAGCTACAACTTGGGCAGGATACGATGCAACTGAAACATGGGCTAATGCGCTAAATCTTGGACTTGGTGAAATTG